GCGTCCAGCCGTAGTTGCGGGCGAATTTTTCTTCGACGTCCGCAATCCGCGGGCCCAATACGGCGAGTAGATTTGCCACCCTTGCCTGAAGGCTGGGTGATCCGCCGGCAGATATCCCTTGTCGATAACTTTTGCCATCGGGGTCCTTCCCCCAGTCATTGCGCTCGAGCATCGTGTCGGCGTGACCGGCGTATTTGTTGACGGTCGGCTGCCCGAGGTTCAGCTGCGACAGATCTAGGTTCGACGTCAGGTTTTGAAAAGCCTGGTGCGACAATCCGCTATCCGCCGGATCATTGATGTATCGCCACCCGGTCAGGGTCGAGATCGGACTATAGGCCTCGGGTGTGCCACCGGCGTTTTTGACCGCATCGGTCATCGCCGCGTCAATGGCCTGCGCCTCGCTCATGCTCGGCGGCCGGCCGATGTCAAATTCCGCCAGATTGCGCGTGGCGGGCGGCATTCGGTCGGCAAAAAACGGCCGGTTCCAGGCCGAGCCGTCCTGGCGCAGCAGCATCGCGGTGGCGTGCGAGGTGGCGGTCATCAAGGCCCGGCTCGCCGGGTCGACCGCACCGCCGGTCTTGCCGATCGCGCCGGGAGCGGTCCCCAACGGGATCATCGACTGGGTGCCTGGGGTCACCTGCGCCGCCCACACCCCGGGCGCTTCGAGCGACGGGCCGGATAAGAGACCCATGTGCAAGGCCGGGATGAACCGGCCCTGCTCATCGGTCAGCACCCGCATGATGTCGTTGTGGTATTCCTGCTTTTGCTCGAGCGGGGCGTCAAAATACTCGGGCAGATGATTGGCCGAGGCGCCGGGTGCGGATTCCCACGAGAGCTGCCCATAGGTGTCGCGCAAAAAATCACCGTAATGGCGCGCCGCGTCAGCCACCGAGGTGCCCTCCTCGCGCGCCTTGATCGCCGCCCACGATGACGACTGGATCTGCTTGGGGGCGAGGTTGACGCCCTCGTCGGCGAGCCGGTCCTGCGCCAGATTGGCGACGATGCGGGCAAAATTGTGCTGCCCGTCGCTGGGCGAGGCGCTGTAGAGGCGCTCCCCCTTGGGGTCGGGGTATTCGAGCGCCCGCATGTTCCAGATGTCGTTGACAAACGAGTGGCCGCCGAGATCGGGCAGAAAATCCTCGGCCTGAGCGGTGGCAAAGGGGCCGATCTTGGGTCCGGTCACTGGGTCGCCGGCATAGTAGATGCCGCTCAATCGGCGGCTCATTTCGGGGGTGAAGAGCCCGGTCGAGATCGGTTCGCCCATCATCGCCTGAGAATGCCCGCGCAGCGCATAAGCGAGGTTGGACGGCACCGGGGTCTGCTGGCTGGTGCCGGCGATGCCGCCGACAAACGGCCGGGCAAATTCGGGGTCGCCACCAGCGTGGTAGAGGGTCTCGGCACCCGCCTCCGGGTACCAATCCTTGGCCTCGTTCATACCGCCCTTGACGAGGTCGACATAGCGGTCGAGGAGACCATTGAGCTGGTCCTGCGTGGTGATGTGCGGTGGTGGGGCGATCGGCTCCCTGCCGGGGCGCAACCCGAGCAATGGCAGCCCGTCATCACCACGCGCCAGATGCTGGGTGCGCAGATCGTCGGCCAGCTGCTTTTGCGCCTGGCCTTCGGCAAACGGCAATTTGACCGCACCGGTCTCATCGCGCAGCAGTGCGCCAAACCCGGGCCCAAGCTCACCCGCTTCGGGCAACAGATCAGCGCCGACCCGCACCGCCCCGCTGGCAAGCTTGCCGGCGACCGGTCCCGCCGCGAGGCTAAAGAGCGCATTGTAGGCCGGGTTGTTGCGCGCCTCGTCGGCGATCTGCGCCGGGCTGTAGCCGGCTTGAGCCATGCCGGCGAGCCGGGCGCGGTGCTCGGCCATCGCCGCCGGCAACCCGCCGATCCCGCTGACCATGCCAGCAAGCCCGGTGGGGTCAGTGGTCAGACTGCCGAGCGGATCACTGACCGCGTCGCGCCCTGGGACCGACAATTCGGCCAGGCTCGCCGGCCGCGTCCAACTCGGCGCCGGCGGCCCCGCCGCACCCCACCGCGCCGGCAGCGCGACATCAGCGGGCACGGCCTCTGCCGAGCGCACCCCGGCCAATGCCGCGGCCAGCCCGCCGCCGGCGAGCGGTGCCGTCGGCATCGCCGGGATCGACGGGTCGGCAAACGGGTCGTGCTCGACCGGGACGAGATCCCAGGCGGCCCGCGCTTCGCTCATGCCGCGGCCCGCGGCACGACGCGCAGATACTTACCCGGGCGCCTGACGTCGGCGACGTAGTGGTGACCATCCGGGGCCAGGCGCGCCCCGGCGACCGGAGGGGTGTCCGGCCGCGCCGCAGCACCTGGGGGGTAGGGCGCGCCTGACATCGCTGACCCCAATCCCGGGAGCGGCGCCGGCGGCCCCCCGCCGCCGGCACCAGGGGCCGCTCCTAACGCTGCCGCGGCCCCCATCGGACCCCCGGGGATCTGCCCCGGCTGCGGAGGTGCGGGGATCAGCATCGGCGGCGGCGGCGGCAACGGCGGCAGCGCCTCTGGCAAGCCGCTCATCAACGCCAGGGTCGCCGGCGAAAAGTGCCGCGCCATGACCGCCCCGCGCAAGCGCAAGAGATCGCGGGCAAAGCGGGCGACGTCCTTTTGCGCCTTGGTGATCCTCCGGGTCGCAAACTGGGTCTTGAGCTGCTGCGCCCCCAACGTTTCTGTCGGGTTGGTCTCACCACGCAGGATGTCGGCGATCCCGGTCGTCTGGTAGATGATCCGCAGGATGCGTTCGCGGGCGTCATAGAGCTGCACCAGCACGCGGGCGATCTGCTCGACCGGCAGCCATTGGATCATCTGCCCGAGCCCGCCCTTGTCGCCGGCAAACCCGGCCCAGTCCTCGACCGGGATCAAGCGATTTTCCGAATTGTCGTCGACCAGCTGCTGCAGGATCGCCTTTTCCGAGCCGGCATAGACGCCACTGACCTTCAAGGCCCGGGTCAGCCGCTCGATGCGGCTGGTGATCGTGTCCAGCTCCTTGGCCTGGTCCTCGTACTCGATGTAATCGGCGATTGCGACGCGCTGCTCATTGGTCGTGGTCGCGCGCAGACACGGGGGCGAGGGAAAAAACCCGGGCAATTGCAGTGGATCGGCGGCATCGTCGAGCGGCCCGTCCTTGCAGCCGACGGCGTGCCAGATGACGCGCTTTTCCTGTTTGTCCCAGATTTCCCAGACCGTCGCTTTTTTTAGCCCATCGGCGAGTGGCCCCTGCGGGTCGCCCTCGATCGTGTCGGTCCCCTTGGGCAGATAGTCGAGCTGGATCTGATCGGCCTTGGCCTCGCCAAAGCGTTTGGCCAGCTCATCGCGGGTCAGATACGAGCGGTACGCCTTCCACCAGATCTCGTTTTCGGTCCTCGCCGGGCATTCGCGATAGTCTTCCCAAAACACATAGCGCACTGGCGCGCGCTCACTGATCACCGGCTGAAATTGCGGCTGCTGACCGGTTTCCTCGTCGGGCTCAGCCTCGGGGTCATCCTGCTCATCACCGAGCTCAAATTCGTAAAACACGCGGGCTGTGCCGCGGCCCGGCAGCAGACGGTCCTCAACCACCTGGTTCATGACGTCGTTTAATTCCTCGACGTCGTCCTCCCACGACAAGGCGCGCTCGAGGATGTCGGCGCCGAGGCTCGCGGCCGGGTCGGCGGTGTCGCGGTGGCGCCGCTGAACATCGGGATTGGGCGGCCGCCCGTAGAGGACGGGCTTGAGCACCTCTGTATTTGCCCATAAAATGTTGTACTTTGACTGGCGGCCCTGATTGGCGTCGCGCTCGTCGCGGTAACGCAGGACAATGCGCCGGCCGCGCCGGATAAAGTCGTAATCCTCCTTTTCGGCGAGATCGAGCTGCATGTCCCAAAAGCGCCAGCGGCCCCCGGGGCCAGTGCCGGCCTCCTCGCGGTCCTCGAGCAGGGACGAGGTGTTGGCGAGAACCGAGCGCATTTACCGCACACTGTCGTAATAACCATCGCGCGCCCGCAACGCGTCATTGGTCGAGTTTTTCCAGTGCCAGTCCATCGTCATGTCGCGCCCGGTCAGCACGGTATTGGCGTCGAGCGGCCGCGGCAATGGCGGTGGGGCTGACCCCGGCACCATGCCATCGAGCATGCGGCCGATCAGACTGAGACAATCGACCTGGTCATCGTGGGTGCCGGCCGGAAAGCGCAACAATTCGTGCACCAGGTCGACGGTCCACGGGGCCGCGCGCGGAAAATACACCTTGCCCATCGCGATGCGGCCGCGGATCGCCTGGGCGCGGGTCGGTTTGTCGTGCGAGGAGGCAAACTGGCGGCGCACGTGGGTCTCCTGCCGTTCGATTTGGCGGCGGGTGACAAAGGGGCCGACGGCGCCGCGGATCTGCCCCTGCTCCTCGGCCCAGGTCACGGTCTTCCAGCGCGCCATCATATCGATCAGCGCTTCGATCCAGACATCGGACGCAGCACGCTCGCGCCACAGATCGAGCACATAGAGATCAAAGCCCGGGTCGACCCCGACCACCATGTGCACGGTCCAGTCACCCCCCTCGGCCTTGGTTGCATAGTCGGAGGCGCCATAGGTGCGCAGTGCGGCGCGGGGTGGCGGGTTGTCGTAGTAGCGCAGCCAGTCGGCTTTGAAGTAATCGCCCGATTCCGGCATTGGCCGCTGCTGGTAGAGGGCCGACCAGTTGCGCGGGTCGCGCTGCGCGGTCGCCAGCATCGCCTCGGTGTACCACTCGGGCCACAACCGCTCGCCGGGCTCCCGCCCGAGCGCATCGTCGTTTTCGGCAATCGCCGGCAGTGACACGACCTCCCAGCTCTCACCGCCGGCCTTGGCGTCCTCGAGCAGCCGGCCGGCGAGGTCGTCATCATGCCAGCGGGTGCCAATGTAGATCACTGCGGCCCCGGGGATCAGACGGGTCCAAAAATCCGCTTTGTACCACTCCCAGGTGTGCTGGCGGACCATCGCTGAATCGGCCTCGGCGCGGCCTTTGACCGGGTCGTCGATGATGCCGAGTGCGGCGCGCCGGCCAGTGATCGAGGCGTCGACGCCAACGGCAAAATATTCCCCACCGCGGGCGGTTTCCCACCGCCCGGCGGCGCCGGAATCACCGGAAAGGCCAAAACCAAACGTTTCCTTGAAGAGTGGCGAGCCGACGATGTTGCGCACGCGGCGGCCAAACCGCTCGGCCAGCTCCTTGGAGTGCGAAGCGGCGATCACCGGCAATGCCGGGTGATTGCCCATCCACCACGGTGGGAACAGTACCGAGGCATAGGTCGATTTGGCGCTGCCGGGGGGCAAAAACAGCATCAGCCGCTTGATCTCGCCGCGCGCCACCGCTTCGAGCTTCGAAATGATCAGCTGATGGTGGGTGGCGGGCTCGATATCGGGCATCGTCACCCGGATAAACTGGGTAAAGCTCGAGCGTGCCGCCTCGCGGTTGGCCTCGAGTGCCGTTTCAGCGGCGCCACTGGTGATTTCCGCATCGATGTAGCGGGCCACCCAGTCGGGATCCTCGCCGTCGGCGAGCTGGTCGTAGGAAAACCCGCGGGCTCGCAGATGGGTGAGGTTTTCGCCTTGCGGACTGCGCCCGGAGGGCTGGCGGTAGAGTTCGACATCGCTGCGCGAGACGAGCCAATGCCCGGGCAACGGCATGCGCGAGGTGGCGATGATGCCGCGCCACTGGCAGCCGCCGTCGAGACCGCCGGGGTAGCGGCCGACGATCAGCCGCACCTCGTCGAGCAAGGTGTCGGAGAGGTTGCGGGCGTCATCGAGCCACACCGCCGAGCATTCGAGGCTGGGCAGGCGGCGCCGGTCGGCGGCCTCCTCGACCGCGAGAAACTCCAGCTCGAGCAGCCGCTCGACCCCGTCGCCGAGGTCGTAGAGGTAGCTCCAGCGCCGCTTTTTGTCGTCCCAGGCGCCATCGCCGATCCACCGCTGCACGGTGGCCAAGGTCTGGCTCTCCAGCTCGTCGCGGCGCTGGCGGACGACGACCCAGCGCCAGCCGCGCTGCTGGCGGTAGCGCACCGCGCGCTGGACGATGTCATAGACCGCGGCCGATTTGCGGCCGCCATAGACGGGGCCGATCAGCGCGCGCAGACGATGGTCAGATTTGAGAAAAGCGGCGAGCTGAGCCCCCGGCGGACTATAGCTGACCGTCGCCATCGGCTCTATGTTCGCAAATTGTTCTCGGGAGGACCGCGCTTTCGCGACCCTACGGAAAACTGCTTCTTTTGCTGCGCAGCGGTCAAGCGATTCCGACGCGCTCGTAATAATTTCTTAATATGCCCAGATCGGTCAATAGGATACCGCCCGCGGCATGAACCTCGACCCGGCGATCGTTCCACACCCGCGACAGCGCCCATTTCTCGACCGTCCACTCACAACCCAGACAGTGCCAGGCACAACTGCCACCAGGCATCTGCAGGCCGCCCAACTGATCGATCGAAGCGAATACCTGCTCATAGGCCCGCTCGCTGCCGCGCCAGCCCGGTCGTGGGCGATGGTGTGGGTTGCGCCCGAGAACGCGGGTGAGATCCGGGGCTCGCAGCGGAGTGAACCCGGCATGGTAGAACAATCGGTTGAACGTGAGTCCGGCTTTCTTCATTGCTTCGTCAATGATCTTGGCCCGCTCCATCTGCTCGAGCCTGGCCAACGCCTTGTAGGGCTTGACCTTGTTGCCCTGGGTGTCCTCGATGACCTCAGCCAAGCGCTCGACCGGGCCTTTGGCGCGGCGTTCGGGAGTGATGTCGGGTCCGATCAAGCCATTGACCACCCCGCGCCGCGCATGCGCCTTGTGCATTGTCCCCCTCCGTTGGTGTGGGCGGCAGTGGTGATCATGGCGTCTCGCGGCGGCCGCCCAGGGCCGCGATGCCGCCACGCGGTCGCCAGCCCTCTACACGGTGCGGTTGTAGACAAAGCCTTCTAGGACGTCGAGCCGCGCGCCGTGCTGGCCGAGTTCGGTGTGAAATTTGTGCTGTTGCTGGATGAGGGTCTGCAGCACGCTTTCAGTCTCCGCACTGCAGGCACCGCGATGCTGACGAAAGCGGTTGAGAAGTTCGGCCAGTGCGCCGGCCAGCTCGGCCAGTCGCTCCTCGACCTCGTCGAGACGCTGTTCAGTGCCAGTCATTTATTGACCTGTATCACAGTGGATTTTTGCAAATTTTTAGAGCGAGGCGCAGTAGCGAGGCCGGGCCGCTCTGCGCGGCCGGTACCGGCGCCGGCTCGACCCCGGGGGGAGGGGGGGGGCCCTCCTTTTTCGCACTCGGCCAGAACAGGTCCCCTATCCTGTCCGCCTTGGGCCTGTCCGCCTTCGCACTCGGCCAGAACAGGTCCCCTATCCTGTCCGCCTTGGGCCTGTCCGCCTGGCCCTGTCTGCCCTGTCTGCCCTGTTCGCCTCGAGCCGCAAGCGCCACAGCGCGTGGCGCTCAGGGGTCATCCTGTCCGCAATCCGGATACCATCCCCGGTGATCGCTGCAGACTGCAGCGCCTACCTGAGCGTGCGGACACCATGGTGCGGTGTGGCGAAGCTTGTGGCGAATCGGTAGCGGGTCGAGGGTTTCTGCGGCGTTTGAGGTGTCGAGCACCCCCTTGGCTAGGGAGTGATCAGCCCAGGTGGCGAAATTCCACGGACCCAGGGTAGTGGGCACACCGCTACCTCTCGCTGCGTATGCCCGGCAGCGCACGGGTGGTGACTGTCCACGAAATTAGCCCTCTGGTTCGTCCTCGGCGACCGCAACCAGGTCGATAATTTCCTGCGGCACCAGATCGAGCCGGCTTGGAATCCCCGATTTGGGCTCGCCCGGCCGGGTTACCTCGACCGAGGACAAGCGAGGGTGTAGGTAGGGAAGAGTGACTTCTCGGCACTTTATTACTATCATAGCCGCGTCACGCAAAGAGCAGCTCAAGGATTTGGCCAGCTCGGCGATCGGAAGGTTGCCCATCGCCAAGAGGCCCTCAAGTGGTGATGGGTACTTAGTCAGCAGGTATTCTTGCCACTCAGCCGTTCTGCGGTTCCGAATACCTGCTCGTGTCCCGCGCGGCACCACGACGTCTTTGCCATTATTGATCGGCGGCAGCCCGAGGAGGTCGAGCTGCTCGGGCTCGGGTCCTGGCCGCTCGGGCTGATCTTCCAGAGCGAGGCCCGCGGCCGTGGCTAACCCCTGTTCTGGACGACCATCGGCCATCTACTTCCCCATCACTTGCCCATCACTTTGCGGCCTTTCAGCCGGCGTCATCGAGGCGACAACCGCACCGTGTACCGGCAGCGGCGACTAGCAATTCACTGTCACAGGTTTCGCAGGCTGTCGCATTAACCGGTATCACGCGCGCGCGTACACATACACATAGGGATAATACAATTGCCCTGCGAAGCCTGCGAAAGCCGTCAGCCATGCTGACCTATGCCTCGCAAAAACCCTCACCCGATCACAACCAATACTCTAGCCATCAGCGAGCCCACAACCACGTCTTCAGCCCCCGAACTTAAAGCCATCCTGCCTATTCTTCAACGCAATCCCGTAAAATCCACGCTTGCCATTGGGCAGCTTGGGGCTGCGGTGAATACCCTTTAACAATTCCAATCTACCAACAAATACCGACTCGGGCACAACATATCCTCCCTTGGGCTTCATCCACGCGACAAAGTTGACATAGAGTTCGCGTGATCCGGCGTAGAGGTCACCTGGATTAACTGGGTCGACATCGCAACACTCTTCTATCCACTGCCCTATTGTGTCCTCGAGTTCAAAGTAGGCACCGGTCGCCTCGACGACAACGCGTGGTGGGTCGAGACCGCGCTGCTGCCACTCCAAGCACCCCAAAATCGCCCACGCCATGATGCCCTCCAGCTCGGCCTGGAACTTGTCCAACAGGTCCTTGTCAATAACCAGAGGCTTGTGGAGAAATGGCAGCAAATGCATGCGCCGGCGCATGGCATCACTGACATGACCTAGACGCGGACGCCAATTCCCATGAAATACCAATAGCATAGCTGGAACGTACTCAAAAAAGTCCCCCCTCATGAACCTCGCTGAGATGCGATCACCGCCAGTCAGCGTGGTCAGTCGCTGCTGATCCCACCGACGGCCCTCCTCGGTCTCTGCTGCAGTCACCAGACGCTTGCCGACAAACCCTGCCAAATCAGTTGAATGCTTTGGCATCGGACTGGCGATGAAGGAGTCCATCGGAGCGCTGGTGCCATATGAGCCGTGCAGTCGCCGCAGACACTCGACAAACTTGGATTTCCCGGTGTTTGAGGGTCCGTAAAGGAAGACAAAAATCTCCTCTTTCTTGTGACCGACCAGCGAATACCCCACCAACCGCCGCAAATAATCCTCATACTCAAGGTCGCCATTGGTGACCTCACGCAAAAATTGATGCCAGTGCGGACAATCGCCATAGGGTGCCGCACCGGCGATAAACCGGCACAAGCGCTCCCGATCAGGTGGCCCGAGCTGCCCATTGGCCAGGTCGATGATGCCGCCTGGCGTATTGATCGCCATCGGCTCGGCATCAAACGCCGCCAGCGGTGTCGAGATCCGCCGATCGGACCTCGCCATTGTCTCGACGCCCCGCGCGCTCGCCTGCCCGCTGATCTTGCGCTGGTAGCTGACGCTCAGATGGTCCGCTTTTTTTATTGGCTCGATCACCGCGGTGGCGCGCCCGACCTCGCGCGCCATGTCGCGAATCAGCCGGCCATCGTCAGGCCGCCAACAAGCCCCATCAAAGCGGTACCAGGTGCCCTGGCTGTCGCTCTTGAACACATAGCGCCAGTCGCCTTTGAGCTGCCGCACGACCAATATTTCCGTCATCGCGTCTTCACTGGCATAGACTGGCGGCAGATGCTCGGCACCCGGCGGCAATGCGCCAGAACCACCTCCACCTGGTGGGCCGCCGCCGCCGGGGAGTTCCTGCCCGGGCAATGCCTCGCCATCCTGCGTAGCCAAATGCAAGGGCTTCGCCCGCCGCGGTGGCGGCTGCGTTTCGTCGCTCATGATTTCCCCTTCCCCCAAAGCGGAGCTGGCGCTCCGCGTCGTGACTTACAAAGTCAAGGCAATCTCCACCGGCGTCGGCGAGCCGCTCCGAGCCCAACGCGCCAGATCGTTGACGTCCTTAAAGCAACCTGGCGGCCGCAGCACACGCACAGCGCGTCCCTCACCGCGCCAGCGCTGCACCACCCGACCCAACAAGTCTGCCGCGGTTGATTTTGGGTGGTCGTTCTGCTGCAGGATCAAAACGGTGGCGGCAGCCGGGGGAAGCTGGGTCGCCAACATCGCTGACAGTGACACCGCACACAGTGCCCGATAGCAGGGCCACAGAGTGATCGCCGAGAGCGTGTCCTCGAGGCCTTCGCCAATCATGACGGTTTCGCCATCGGGCATCGCTTGCCACGGCAGACCCGAGGCGCCACGCCACAATCTGATGCCACCACCGAGATAGAAGCCCCAGGTCATCTTGGGCTCCTTTAGCGCGGCCTTGGTGACACCGTCAGCGTTGACGTCGAGCCAGGTGCGGTGCACGGCGAGGAGCTGCCCTTTAAGGCTGGTGATCGCCGCCACCATCGCCGGACCCGCGGCTGCCCGCTCGCGGTTCCACAAGGCCGGGTGGTAGCGCAGCGCCCTGGGCGCCCGGCCGAGCTTTGCCAGATCGATCGCCCGACCCAACAAATAGCGATCGACCGGGTCACCCCGGCGCAATGGCCACGCCTGTTCCCAGCGCTCGGTGATCTTGCCGAGATTGGTGCGGGCGGGATTAGCGCTCCTGGTCTTGGCGGCCGCCGGCCGCGGCTCGACAGCGATCCCGGTCCACTGCTGCGCCCACGCAAAGGCGTCCTGTCTGTCGCCCTGAAAGCGGCATTCGGCCACCAGATCGAGCGCGTCACCACCCTCGCCACTGGCAAAGTCACGCCAGCGCCCGCGCTTGGGGCCGGTGAGCACCACGCTCATCGAGGCCCCGGCCTCACCCGCCAGCGAGCCGATGCGCCAGCAGCCGTTCTCTTTGCGGCCCGCCGGCAGCAGCTCCCAGACCAATGCCTCGATGTTGCGGCTGAGCCGCTCGGCGACCTGGCGGTAATCCTCTGGTGTGCTCACCAGATGACCCGCACCAGCTCCAGCACCAGCCAGGCCAATACCGTCCACCCCAGCGCCGCCAGAGCGAGGAACAGATAACCCGGCGGCAGCCACGTCAGCCAGCGGTCAAGCAGCGCCATCATCATCGGCCTCCGCGGTTTCGTCGACCTCGGGCTCGATCAGCAGCGGCTCGGCCGCCGGCTCCAACAATTCACACAAATGCACGGCGATGCGGCCATCGCGGCGCTGCTCGAGCACCCGCGTGACATCGGCCAAGCGCTCGCCACGAAAGCCGAATTCGCGCACCAGCCGGGCTTGCACCGCGTCGGGCGGCGGCTGCCCCGGTTCTCGGGTGCGCAGGATCAGATGACGCTCGAGACCCGCGGGGGTTTCCTCAACCCGATAGGTCACCGAAAAGCCAAACGGCAACGTCGCCGTGAACTCGCGGTCGAGCGGCCAGGTCTCACCCTGGCCAGCCAGACCGCGGCGCTCGAGAAACACCGGCAATGGCAGCACCCAAGCTCGGGACCGGGCCACCAGCTCAGTGATCTGCCGCAGCTCGGCGCCACCCAGCCACAGCATCCCGGGTGTGGTGTAGCTCCATTGCACTGCCGGCTGTTGGCTGGCCGCCGGCGCCGGCGGCAGCTGGCCAAAGAGATCGGGCTGGCCTCTGCGCGCCATCGTCGCCGCTCAGTGCATCGAGCGCGCGCGCTGAGCCTCGATCGTGGCGCGAATCTCTTTGATGTCGGCGCTCAGCCACATCGCCTCGCACCATCTGGCCATCTCGAGTTCGTCATCAAAGTCCATCAGCACCAGTGCGGGGTCACGCCGCCGGGTCAGCGCGCTGACCAGCGCCTGCCGCACCTTCTCGCCGTGCTCCGGCGAGCTGGCGCCCACCGCCAGGCAAAAGAACTCGGGGTCGGCACTGGCGGTGACAAAATAAAACGGCGCCTCCGCGTCGCCAGGATCACGCGCCTCCACCAGAGGACCGATCGCCACCAAGTTGTCGGCGCCGGGGGGCTGGATTTCGCCGATGATATCGGCAACAACCTCGTCAACCGTGCTCGAATGGCGGTACGCGATCCTCATGGTTGCCCCCGTGTCTTGGTTGAGCCATTTCTGTTCAATCGTTGACAGCGTCGGATCTCAAGGTCCGGACAAAACCACGGGCCTCGCCGTATGCCAGCAACTGCTTGAAATGTTGTCGCAAACCGGCAATTTTGGTTTCCAGCTGATCAAGGTTATGGTTCCAATCGTCTTCAGTCATTAGTTGGACCAGTACATATCCTTGCGGCCTTCCTCTAGCATGAGCGCGCGGATAACGCGGTTGAAGGCGTGGGTATTTGTCAAACAATTCTAGCTGTATAGTATACTCCTCAAGATGTTCAACCTGATCCTCAATATAGCTATCTTGACCATTGTCATCAGCAGAAGGCGAGTGACTTTCATTATTTGCGTCGGCGGAAGATCCGGCCTGATTTTGATAATCTTCCCCTGCCCATTTCCGACGCAATTCGGCACGGGTCACCTGTCGAAAAGCATGATTGGCGGCGATATAGATATCGGGGTATTTGGTCTCGACACATCCGTCTTTGCAAATATTCGACAGAGCTTCGGTTGCTACTTCATAAACATCAATATTTCTCGCCCATTTGAGCCTTTCGAGGATCGGACGGACGCGTGCCGCTAGGCGTCGCTCGTCTCTCCGGTCATGCGACTGCGTCACGACGGGCTCCCTGTTAAGTCGAGTTAAATCGCGGTAGACATCGCGAACGGCGGGAGTACGATGCGCGACATAACTCGACTTAGGAGAGGTTTGGAATGTCCCGAGGTCGCGGCTTTGTGCAACGTGGAATTGTCATAGCGCTGACGCGCATACCATTGTTGAGTCTGCACGAACTGGCCTCGCGCGTTTACGGATGCAAATTCGAGGAATTGACCCGGCATAATCTCGACCACACGCGCTACGCATTGAACAAATTGGTTGCCGACAAGGTTGTAAAGCCGTCGAAATATCCGTCGGGCGCCGGGCGCCAGACATGGGAGCTGGCTGGCCCTCGGCTGCGTCGGCCAGCGCAGGCGCAGTATCGAGCCCAGCGGATCAAACTGGCCTAAAATCCGCGAGGCGTCCCGGTCAGCCATTTTGCTCCTGTCCTGGTTGCTCTGCCCCCGGTTTTTGGCTCGCGGGCTCGCGCCAGCGGACCATGGCGACGACCGCAAAGCCGCACACCGGGCAGTCGACAAACAGCGGATACTGCTGGGTCTGGCTCGGCACTGCGGCGATCTCGCGGCCGCAGCGGCCACAGCAGAACACCAGGCCGGGCTCCTCGGTGATCACAGCCCCGAGGCAGCGCTGCTGTTGGTGAGCCGCCGCGAGCGTGGCGGCCGCCGCGGCGGCGGCTCCAGCGTGTCCTGCGGCGGCACCATGTAGGTCCCCATATAGCGCGGCACATCGCTCGGCCAGGGCAGTGCGGCCGGCCAAAACCGATTGTAAAAGTCGCTCAACGACTGGGCCGAGGAAACGCGCATGTCCTCGCCATTGAGCAGCCGCTCGATCAGCTTGCTGTATTTCCCCCCAGT